AACTTTAGATGAATACACTGTTCCAGCAGGTAGAACCAGTGCTAGATTCCCAGTGTACTGTACAACATCAGGTGTTCATGGTAATATTATTAGTGGTGTCTTAGACACTATTACTAATATTTCAAATGTACAGCTAGTAACTAACCAGCAGGCTTTTCAAACAGGTAAAGATGTTGAGACATTAGAAAATGTTCGAATTCGTTTTCGTCAATATATTCAATCTTTACAACGAGGAACTGTTCAGGCAATTGAATATGGTGCTAAAACTATTGATGGTGTCGAGGGTGCCTATGTAGATGAATCTGTTGGCTATGTAAAAGTATATGTGCATGATGCTAATGGTGACTTACCAAGTGACTTATATCAGCGAGTTACTGATACTATTTTAGGAACAGAGACTCAGACTGGCTATGCGCCTGCGGGTGTGTTGACACGAGTATTTCCTGTGCATAAGTCTTTAGTAAATCTTTATATAGACTTAGTAGTACCTGAGACAGCATTACAAACAAAGGAATTTTCTGAAAATGTTAGAACAAGACTTACTGGCTATATTAATTCATTTGGTGTTAAAGATTCCATCTATGTTTCTGATATTATCCAACAGGTAATGGATACGAATGATTCAGGGGTCAAAGATACTGTAGTTAACTTAAATGTATTCCCTGCCTCAGATTTACGTTCTGGGGTACGAGTAACAAATTCAAATTCTATCCAGTTAGGTAAGTATAGAGTACCCAAGAGTAGACTACAATATTTAGACCTATCTCATGATGAGAGTTACTTACAAACACCAACGGGTGATAGAGATGGTACACAGGAATCCCCATTACGTGCAATTGGCTCAGACACTGCTATTGACACAGGTAATATTATTGATATTCCTGATAAAGCTGTTAATTCTGCTGATGACGTTATTAATGATGATGATGCTGGTATTCATATTTCACGTAAGTATGCAACAAAGCCTAATGAAATACTAAAAGTAAATGAAATAATTGTGACCTTCATAACAGGAAACGAAAGGTAGGTGTAGGGTTTGTCAATTAAAGACTATTTACACCCCTTATGGAAAAAATCCCTAGAGCTATCTAATAACCCTAGTAAAACTAATGTACTAAATAATGCTATCTTAATGGCAGTTAATACAGAATTATCTGCTACTGAACAGGAGACTATCAAGAGCAAGATGGAATCCTATCTGGATTCAGCAACGGGGGACTGGTTAGACTTTTGGGGTAGCTGGTTTGGGGTTAAGCGTAAGCCATCATGGAATGATGAAGAATATCGGGAACATATTAAACATCATGTTATACATGCTAGAGTTACAGTACAGGCTATTAGAGAAGCACTCGCTGAGTTTTTAGAGACTAACAAATCAAATATTAAAATATATGAACCCTATAATGATATTTTTATTACTAACTACTCTAATCTTAATGGTAGTGCCCATTTAATGGGTGGCTATTACTATTATTGTATTATAGATATTAGAATATCTGTACCATTCGATATGGGTGTTGCAGATATTATCAATTGGTTTAGACCTGCTGGTGTTATCTGGCTAGTAACCTTTGACTCAGGTGTAAGTCCTGATGCTGAAATTATTGATATGTCACCTACTAACATGGAGTTTTTTGGACACCAAGCAGACATAACTTATTGGCAGGGTTTTGATAAGACTATTAATCAAACACTTACGCCTAATTACTCTTATGGGGACACAGCATTAAAACTATTTTACTTGAATAAATCAGACCTGAATACAACTGATGTTTTAGCGGGGGATGCTCATGGTGGGCGAACCAATTATAACTACATTGGATATTCACATACACTATATGATATGGGTGATATCTTAAGTATTACAGATATTATAAAGGAAACAGTATCCGTAGATGAAGGACAGTACCAATTATTAAAGAGTCCTGATGGTAGTACGTTAGACTTAGCTATTTCCAATAAGCTTTATGATAAAGAAACTACTGCTAATACAAACCACCACTATACTTACTTTGCCCTTGATTTACGTAGCTTTTTCTTTGATACTTATGCTTCCAAAGCAGAGGTAGATGAGGCTATAGGAGAGGCAAACAATAATGATAAGTACAATGCCTATATGGGTAATTACTTTAATACAGTTAGCTTAGCTTACCGACTAAAAGCTTATGTATCAACAGTTAATAAAATGAAGACAAAGATTAAATTTTATAACTTTAACCTTAAACTTTGGGTTGACTATGAAAACTTAGATGTTGACAATTCACTTAGAGAAAGTACAATTCATTTTGCAGGTGGCTTTGAAGCAGGTCTTTCTAAGTCAGGGTTGTTAGTAGGAGTAATTGAGTCTGCTACAAAATCTAAGGACTACTTAGTTGGATATGATTATATTGGATTAAACTTGATTAAGTATTATGATGATAGAACTTCTATTAATATCTATGGTAATCCTAAAGAAGTAAACCAGTGGGAGGACTTAACCTATGAAACAGGTGATATTATTGATTTAGATAATGTAGATAAATCTGACTTAATTAGTCATACTCAACAAGGTTATCCAGTTCGATATTTAAGAAACTATATTAAGAATACAACTCAGCCCGATATTGGTAGAGTAACATGGTCAACTGTGGGGTTAGGAACAACAGATAATACTATTCCTAATATGCTTGTCAATACCTTAGATAATGGTGATATGACTAAGGGGCTTCGTGGATGGTCAGTCGAGAAAGGAAATATGACCCACAACGTTACCGATAGTGCTATAGATGTTAGCCTCCAAGCGGGAGGAACTTTACAAGTACTCGATAAAGCTTTATTTCCAAATACAAAATATCGAGTAAAAGCACAGATTACTTCCCATGCGACTGCGGAAGTCTCATTAAAGGCATATATGGTAGTCGCCAATTCGCAGGTCTCAAAACAACATGATTTAACAACAGTAACACTTAAAACTAATGACCGTTATGAATATGACTTTGGAGAATTTAGTACGGAAGGTATCACACCATCAGTTTCTAAATTAGTCTTTACAAGTGATAAACCCCTTGATTTTCAACTTAAATTTGCCCAAGTAAGATTAAGTTTTAAACTTGATGTAGATGGAACTGAATATGATTATGCACCATCCCTATATTATGAAAAGGCACCTCTTATATTTAATACACCTCTTACATTTAATAAAGCATCTGAAGATAGAATAACATTTAGCAATACTTTAGGAAACTCTAAGTATACAGATATCAAAATTCAAACTGCTCAGGAAATACTAACTACACCAGGAATACTAACTATGGGTAGCCGAATGACCTTTACAGAGTTGCTAACAAATGGTATGACATATGCACGGTCATTAAATAATGTAGCCATGAAGGAGCACTGCTTAACAGTTGACCTTGGTAAGGTGTTTACAGACTTTACAAATATTACTTTACACCATGGGTCTGATTTAACAGCTACTGGAATTTCTTATGACAGTTGTTTACAGACAAGCACTGATGGAGTACACTGGTATACATGGTATAATAATTATCGTGGTGCTAGTAGAATACTTGATAAACATTATAAAGAACCTAGTGGTCGACCTATTAGATATGCAATTAATAATTATGATACTTTTAATGATAACTTTATGCAGGAATTCACAGTGGGTAAAAACTATGCCACACAACAATCAGAAGTAGACTATGTATCTGATGTTTCCTATGTAGAACCCAATAAGTTATTGGGTACTCAAGAGCCTAAGCACTCATCAAAGGGAACATTCCATTTATTATATCAGATGGATTCAAGTTTAAAAGGAGAGAAGCTACATGCTCAATTTAATATTAGAACCTTATCAGGTGTGGGTGTTAATACATTTAAACTAGTTTTATTTGATGCTAAGCAAGTAACCTCTAAGGCAGAGCTAGATGCTGGTACTAAGTATGAAGGACGAATGGGGGATACAGATTCTTATGCAAGTATGCTAGGAATCGGTTCAATACCAACAGATGCAACACAAGTAGCCTATATTCCGCTATCTGGTGATTATACATTTTACCCAGGGAGAACTGAGTATGACTTTATTATAAATTTACCTCAGAACCTTACGTATGAGTCTCCAGTTGTAGCAATTGTATCAAGTTCCACAGATGTGGACTTTTGGGTTAATAATATGAAGGTTGCAATAGGTTCTAATCGGACACCATACACAAGATGACACATTAGTGTCGTCTTTTTTATTTATTATATAATTGTGGTACAATAGATATAGATACGAACTCCTATATTAATACCTGAATAAATACGAAGGTTAGGTGAATAAATTGGCAATTGAAACATTAGATAGCCACGTTTTAGTGGCTAAACTATATAAAGAAA